CGATATCAGATTTATCACCATCAATTACCGGGCGGTCTAAAAAGCGCTCTGGCAATCCCCCCCGGAATACTACGGCCACCGGGCAATTAGTTTTTAATGCCATTTTTACGCTGTTTCGATATTTGGGCTCCGCTGAATAGCTAAACATTAATTTATAATTCGGTGGTGTCCTGCCGAGTCTCGAGGCTAGTTTGGTGTAGTCATACAAACCGATATTAGGGTGGTTTTGTGGGATCCCGTGCTTCTCGTAAGGTATATCTGAAATTGTGTTTAACCGGGCTAGCGGTGTTTTGCCTTGCCGAGCGCAGGAACGCTCGAAAGCAAATAACTGGTCATTAAGCAGCTCGAAAAAGCGCTCCGGGTCGTTATGATAAAGCTCAGTTTTAAATTGCCGAGCGGTAACAACGCTTTGCATTTGCCCCCGGCCAGCTGATTTTAAACAAGCGTCCATGCAATCCGCCAGAACGGATCCAGGGCAAGTTAAGATATCGGGGTATAGGGATAGGCTAGCGATTCGGTATATAGTACCGCTAGCGCTCTTTCTGATCTTAGTGTTGGACTCATTGGTATTAAGTAACTGCATTTTTGGTCGTTCTCCGTGTTGAATTTAACAGGGTTTGCGAGACCCTGCAGAACACTACCTACATTAACAAAGCGGAGTCAAATAATTTGTAACGCCACTTAAAATGCTTTTTTTTAGATTCTTACGGTAACAATAAATAGTAATGCTATGTGATCAATTATCCCGAAGCTCATATATAAAAGGCGTTTTATTTATAAAGACGTGTAGGAGAAGTAAAAAACCCTCCCAGCGGGGAACTGGGAGGGAAGTAGGGGAGGAGTAGTGTAATGCCCTTTCGGGTAATTAACAGATACCTTAATTGCTCTTGCCATGCAAGACGTGTGGGAAAATAATTCTACGAGATATCTTGTCGCATGGACAAACTTAATGTATCAGACTGGTACACAGGTTATGAGGGGTATTATTTTTTGACCACCATCGTTTTTAATTCAACGCAACATGCTGTTAATTTTTTGGAAGACCCTTTTTCGACAAATCAACTAGCGGAACACGTACACAAGCTTGAGGGCGATAGTGCCCCGACCATTCATCTAAGTGAGTGGCCCGACCCTCCAGATAAAGATAACGAGACTTGATTAAGGGGCCCTTTGGGGCCCTTTTTTATTGCTTTGTATGTGATTTGCTTGGGGGCCAGCCGCCCTTTAGGGGCGGAGGGCCTAAAAGATAGTCTATATAGGTATAGCTCGGGGCTAAAGACCCTCGCAGGGTACTGCCCTTAGATACATTTGTAAATACCTTAGCGAATTTTATTTTTTATTTGACATCAGACTCGGGTAGCTACTAAGGTAGCAAGATACGACCAAGAGGAGATAAAAATATGCCTAAAATTAAGCCTAAAGTACGTGAACGGCGTGATGGTTCGTTTGGATACATTATTCAATTACCAGAAGATGTTAAAAAAGCCACGGGGCTAAGTACATCGACGTTTAATAGTGAAAAGGATGCTCTGGCGTTTGCCGACGAGGTGGAAAGACGTAAAACATCTGTTTATAAGCAATCGTTTAGTAGCGTTTCAGCAGGAACTGTGGATGACCTGTTCAAGTGGTACATTACCACTCAAGAGTTCATCACCATCAAAGACAACAGCAAGAAGAGTTATCTAGGACAGATGAAAAAATCATCTGAAAGCAGACATCTGCCAGACGGTAGTAAATTCGGTGATATGTCTATAGTTAATGTAACTCGTAAGTCTGCTAGGGGTTTTATTAATCACTTTGCTGCGACTGAGGATGGCGCTACTGCCTACACATTAACGAAAGTCATGCGGTTAATTTGGAACGTAGCTATGCGGGATGAGGATGACACTTGTGGCGTGGAACTCAACCCTTGGACGAACCAAAGGGTGGCAAAACCCAAGCCTCGCAAATCTGCATGGACTGACAATCAGCTGCAGGATTATGTGAAACATGCAGATAATACCTTTAACTACACTTTCGGGTCTATAGCTCTGTTTTGCTTTCGGCTGTGCCAGCGTCCCGGTGATATACGGCAGCTAAAATGGTGTAACATTAATGATAACCATTTACGGGTAGATACCGAGGGTCTGGTTAACCTTGATTTTACCCAAGAGAAAACCGGGGCAGAATGCTGGTTTGAACTTCCGAAAGAGCTGCGTGAGCGTATTAAATGGCACCGCGAGGTGCATGAGATTGCTAAAAGAATACGCCCACCTAGCATTACCGACTTCATCTTTCTAAGCGATAAATTTTTGCAGCCGTATGACCGATATTATTACCATGATGCTCGCAAGGTGATGGACGAGGTAGGGCTCCCGCAATCCATTCGCTTTGGGGATTTTAGACGCAGTGGTATCAGCTACATGGCTGATCGAGATGCCACTGAGGATCAGATGATGGCGGTCACTGGCCACATGACCCGCGAGGGTCTTTCCCCATACCTCCACCGCTCCAAAAAACGAGCCAATCAAATAATCAACAAAGTGTATGGCGATTAATGCCTGAAAGGAGAACGACCAATGACCTCAAAGCAGTATAACGAGTGGAAAATAAACAAAATGGCAGGTTTAATTGCAAAACGTGACGAGCAGTTGTCACTAGATATGTTGGCCTTCGAGAGGCTACAGCACAAGACCAGAGGCATTGATGGCAAGCCCCTGAGAGGGCCTCTGCCATGTGATACAGCGCAAGGCTCAGCAGCTCCTATCGGTAACTTTGCTAGGAATATATTGGAGCTATTAAATGAAGGCCCTCGCACAGCTAGGCAGCTGTCTGAAGATCTCCACTGCGACCTCCGGGCATCCTCATCGATGTTGTCGGCAATGACAGGCAAATCTCTGACCACAAAGGTGGGTGAGAAACCTTCTGATGGGTACGCAATTACACAAGTTGGAAAGGAAGCATTAGCAGCATGAGCAAGCAGCGCAAAAGCAGGGCAATCAATCGTGAACAGTGGTCTGTGGGCCATGTGACCTTTGAGCTATCTGAGGATCCGCATCGAGGCGGGGCGACCTTTGCACTGATTGCTGGAGAGGCCCCTGTAGGGGCTCGCAAGCCGCTATTCACTGGGTCTGTACAGGAAGGCATGGGAGAGCAGCTACGCTGCCTCTCACTGCGCTTTGATGTGATGGAGCAAAGGAAACGAGCAAATGGCGCATAGGGATAAATTCTATCAGCTTGAGATCGATAAGCTGCACGAAGATATAGAGTGCCTTAAAGCCAGCGAGGCTCATTGGGAGAAAAAAGCAAAGGCGCTTGATATTGAATTGACCAAAGCGCTAGCGGAAGTGAAACTGTGGATGGGAACCGGGGTATGACGATCAAGTGCGGTACATGCCCAGCTGCAGCTGTGATACGTGAACCTGACGGTACATACACATGTGGCGTGTGTGCGATGAAACGGATAAAAGAGGGAAAAGGAGTTACATTTAATGAAACGCTTAACGGTATACACAAACAAGCTGGTGTCTCTCGGCGAGACCTACGTTGGTCGGATCGACAAAGACAGCTATAAAACGTCTACTAAACCAACGACATTTTTTACAGGGGACATTGGTAACTACAATGTGCCGCACGTTATCAAAGCCCCGCTGTATATCGGTGGTCCTGCAGATTGGGAAATCAACCCTGATTTTACTGCTGAAGTGGCTGCTATTGTTGAGGGAGCAAGCTGATGACTGATAAATTTACACTAGAGTTTAGTCTGGTTGATTTTGACAACATGAGCCATGCCAGCATGGCCTCGTTCCACACCCAGCAGGAGCATCGTTTTGAAACCTGTTCTGATAAACCTCTACCCACGTCTGAGGATGGTTTTATACTGTATTGGATGGGGCCAAATGATCTCACTGCCATAGTGGGGGAGAAGATACTAACTGCAGCGGGTTATGAAGTGCATAGGCTGTGGGATATGGTAGAGAACCCGGAGCCAGAGTGGTGCTTGCTAACTGATTATAGAAGCAGTTCATGGGAGCAAGCTGATGACTGAACAGGATGTACGCGAATGGTTCGGTAATCGTGGCTACCCATTAGATGATGACGTAAAGCTGACGTTTTGCGTTGTGGAGAAAGCTGGACAAAACTGGCTATTCATTAAGGATGATTGCCACGACTATGACAGCTCAGATGAGGTTGAATCATACTACTTGGACGCAAATGTCTGCGAACCGTATGACGGGTGGAAAGCAAAGGGGTTTTCGTGGAAAACGGAAGACCTCAAGGCTTTGATTGAACTGGAGCAAGCTGATGACTAATAAAGAAACCATCATTGCAGCCCTAAAGGAAGCACGTAAAACCAGCCAAAATAATGTTGATATGATAGCTGCAGCGACCTTTGCATTAAATGTAGATTTCTTTGAATCGTTTGACGTTACATCAAGTGCAGACGCCACCGAAATCGTAGCGGGTATATTATACGAGCATACAACGGGGCTAGTTTTTGAGGATAACGAATCAAAGCAGCCTTAAGGTAACATTATGCTTTCAGCTAATAACTCACCTAAAGTAGTATCCATGTACAGAAATGTACAATGTACTGGTACATGAGACGGCAGTTTATTCTCATGTACCGGGTCGTAACCCATTGATATTAAACACTTGGTTGCGGGAGTAGGATTTGAACCTACGACCTTCAGGTAAATGATTTATCGTTTGTCATCAATTACTTATCTTCTAAAATAGGGCATGTTATTGTACTATTACCATTGTAGAGGTAGGAATAGAGGTAAAATAACGTCATGTATAGTTACCGTGATCAACTTAGCCTTTTAGAGCCAATAGAGCTCCGAGAGAACGAAACAAAACGCATTGACTGCCCCTTTTGCGGGGGCAGCAAGACCTTCTCTATTACTAGGACTGACGGTAAGCGCCTCTGGGGCTGCTTCAGAGCCAGCTGTGGCGTCAGAGGTATCAAGTCTGTAGGTTATTCAACACATGCCATTAAAGCTAAGCTCGGGGGAGATAAGATGACTTCGATAGGACAAAAAAGCAGAGATTTACCAAAGGTATTATCAGCGCCGGGTAACCACCCGGCAGTGATCCAATATTTAAAAGACAACCATTGCTATGAGGCCCATGAAAGTGGGTTAGTACATATCCGATATGCCCCGGCAGTTGACCGGGTTTTATTCTCCTTACCCAATGATAAGTTCTCTGCTGTAGGCAGGGCCTTGGGCCCTGACAAGCCGAAGTGGCTAGAATACGGCATTATGGACAAGCCCTCCATTGTTGGTAAGGGCAGTATCGCTGTGGTTGTAGAGGACATAGCTTCTGCCTGTTCGGTAAGTAGGTTGCCATTTTGTTCTGGTTGCGCTTTACTTGGAACTAGTTTAGCACCGGTAACAGTACATCAGTTAGCGCAATACAAGGAAGTTGTAGTGGCACTAGATCGGGACGCATCAAGAAAGAGTGTTGATTTGGCAAGCCAGCTAGAAGCAAGAGTGAAGACTAGAGTGCGTTATTTATCGGAAGATCTGAAGTATTTAAATGAAGAACAGATCAAGGCAGCGTTGGCTGTGTAATTAATCGGCTCTCGCAACGACACAGACGAGAGTTTGGGGGTGACAAAATATGCAAGGGCCCAACGATATAAAAGCAATATCGGGTTGCGTGGGAACTTCCCTTTTCCCTTTGGAGAAACGAAACGTAGTTTATACGTTGTGTGGTAAGCGATCAGGATCCACCGCCAATAAGAAAATACAAAAAATGGTGGCCTCCGCTACGGACAAAACACCAGCAGATGGTGCAGGCGGCAACACTAGGGTTAACCCAGAGTGCGGCCCACCATACTAAAAATTACCTGCAGTTTAGAGAGTAATTTTTAGAAAGGGGGCCGATATGCCTACCAAAACAACCATAAAAACTTTTCAAAGTTCGCACCAAAACCCCAGCGAAAACTGGGTCAATAAATGTATTAGGATGAAAGAAAAGATCAATATAGATGCAAGCTTATGTCGGCGTGTTGAGAATGGCATAATCAACGTACCGATTGAGCAAAGCCCTCCGGTTATACTTTAATAATAAATTTGTAATACCTTTCTGGCTACTTTAAGTAGCTAAATTAAATGCATTATATGCACATACAATACTGGAGACTAACATCAAAGCCCGAGGATTAATCTTGGTAGACTACGATCTGCCAAACGGATTCATGGACGCCGCCGAAGAACAAAAGCGTCTACAGACTGCAATGGAAGAGCTTGTGAGAGGTAACAACAGAGTTACCTACTTCCAATGCGACATCAAAGAAAGGCGCGGGGATCAACGTCCTGACTTGCGAAAGCTAAAGATCCGCACCTCCTAAATAATCTAACAACTAAAATAAAAAGCCCTCGCCACGCAGCTGGGGCTTTTTGATTCGGCCTCACTGTGTTAAGAAAGCTACCTTAGTAGCTCACACTGTAGGGGTCAAAGCTTGGATTTATCAATTATAAGGAGCTTGTGTAACCATGAATTTTACATGGAGAACGCAAGTAAGCTCAACGAATCTCTTTTCGGAGATGAACTGAAAACACTTTATCGCATACTAAAAAAAGCCCATGAGAAATACGAAACGGACATCACCACAGCTGAACTGATCATGCTGTGGAAAGTGCAGCACCCAGTTGCCACCCGGGCTTTTACCGAAGAAGCTGAGAACTTGATCCGCTCAATCAGCTACGCTGATGAGCTAAATCCAACAATGGTAGCGGATACTATCAAGCTGTTGCACATGCGGGATTTGGGTAAGCAGATTGCAAACAAAGGGCTTGAGATAGCGCAAGGCAATTCCAGCGCATTGTCTGAGGTTTTGGATCTGGCCGAAATTGGCCTTGAGGGATATTACGAGGACGAGTTTGGTCCGAAAGAATCTTCAAGAGCGTGGGATGTTTTCGCTGAGAAAATTAACGGGGCAGTCATTCCCTTCAATATCAATACCCTCGCAAAGCATTTACCGGGCGTAGGAAGACAGGAATTTGGTGTTGTATTTGCTGTGCCCGAAGCGGGTAAGACTTCTTTCGTTGTGTCGCTCTCAGTAGGCCCCAATGGGTTTGTGGATAATGGCCATAAGGTACTGGTTCTCGGAAATGAAGAAGCCATTAAACGTACATGGCAGCGAGCGTATCAAAGTGCTCTAGGCATAAATGAAGCTACCGTGCTTCTGGATGTTCCAGCTGCAGACGCAGCGTTTCATGCCCACACTAAAGGCCTCTTTGAGGCCCGAGGAGCGCAAGATTGGGATCTTACCATGATCGAGCGCTACATTAAAAAAGAGAAACCTGCCGTGGTCTGGGTGGATCAGGCAGACAAGGTCCAAATCTCTGGTAACTTCGCTGCCACGCATGAGAGATTACGAGAGCTTTATAGGCGTCTTCGAGAGACAGCAAAGCGCTACGATTGTGCTTTAATAGGCGTCTCGCAAGCATCGAACTCCGCGACAAATGTAAGCTATCTCGACTACACCCACATGGAAGGTTCCAAGATCGGTAAGGCCGCTGAAGCCGACTTCATCATTGGTATCTCTAAATCTGGCACTCCGCTCGATCCTATGCGGACACTCACTGTGTCAAAAAACAAGCTGACCGGGTGGCATGGGCAAGTTGTCTGTAGCCTTGATGCTGACATTGCGAGGTATGAGGCATGATTGTATGTGTCCTCGATTTAGAAACTACTGTGTCTCCATTAGGCGAGATACTTGATCCATCGGCCATGCATTCTGACAACGCCTGTGTCAGTGGCTCATGGTTAATGATCGAAGACGGCAAGACGTTGGGTCCACTACAGCACTCTGTTTGGTTCCATGACGAAAAACCCCAGCCTGATAGTCGGGAACCCTTACAGAGAGATCTTGGTCGGGCGGATCTGCTTTGTGCTCACAACGACAAGTTTGATGTCACTTGGTTGCTGGAAATGGAGTTTGTGCTGCCAAACGAGATTTGGTGTACAATGATTGGCGAGTACATATTCTCGCGGGGCATCAGACGGCCACTAAGCTTGAAGGCTACAGCTGAGCGGCGAGACGTTACACGCAAGAAATCTGACCTAGTAGATGAGCTGTTCGCCAGCGGTGTAGGGTTTGAGAAAATGCCGCTCGATACAGTGCTTGAATATGCTGAAGCTGATGTGGTGAGCTGTGCAGAGATTTACTTAGCTCAGATCGAAGATCTGAAGCTGGAGGAAAACATAGGGCTGCTACCCACATTTAAGTTAATGAACGAAATGACATGGTTTCTGTGTGAAATCGAGCGCAACGGCATTGCTATCGACATGGATGTTTTGGATGAGGTCCGGGTGCAGTTCGAAACTGAGCACACAGCCATTCAAACAGAGCTGGAAAAAGAGACCATCGAGGTGATGGGGGACACAGTCACTAATCTCTCCTCGGGGCAGGATATGACCCGCCTGATCTATGGGTACGAGTTTAAAAGTGACCATAATAAGAAAGCGTTCATTAAGGCGTTTAATATTGGGCTAGGCCCAGATGGCCGTCCTACATATCCTCCCCGGATGTCTGACAGCGAGTGGGTCTTTCACGTCAAAAGCAACATGCAGCTGGCGTACAGGACTATAGCAGAACGATGTGACCTATGCTCTGGATCAGGCAAGCAGCACAAAGTCACTAAAAAGGG